TGTTCCACGCTGAGGTGGAGGTGTGCGAGGGCGATGTAGGTGAGCCGGGTGAAGGTCGCCTCCGTGGTGTCGGCTATGCGCCCGCCACTGGTGCTTCTTTTGGGTTCGGCTCGGTGGCGATGGTACGCCGGGTGCCGCGTTGCAGGGCTTCAGTAATCGCGCCCCGATAGTCCGCTAGGTCTGCTGGCACGGGCAGCAACTCCATCTGTTCTTCGGTGAGTTCTGGCCGGGGCTGGTCTGGGTGTTTGAGGTTATGGATAGCGACGGACTGGTTGGCGAGCAGGGCCACGAGCCAGACCACTTCCGCCAATGTTTTGCCCAGGTCGTCGGAGGTTTCAAGCGCGTTACCCAGATATTCGAGTCCACCGTAACGCTCGGCAATTAGACGCGTGGCTTTCGTGGTGAAAACCAGCTCGTAGTCCTCCCCGCCGATGCTGACGATGGCGGAGCGCCTTGGTTCAACAACAGACTCAGCGTTCTTCTTGGTCGTCATTGCTTACGCTCCTTAGTCTTCGGTTGTAACGGCAGGTTCATAAACTTGCGCATACCAGTTCGTGATCGTCTCGGGCTTGACGCCGGTTGCGCCTTCGGTGACTTCGGCCTTCCACGGATGACACCCCTTACTATCGGGTTTGTTACGACGCAAAATCGTGCCCTCAATGCTCGGGGTGGAGAACGTGATGGAGTCGGCCTTAGTGGTTAACGTTTCTGTTGGCAGGGCGAACTAGACTCGGTAGAGCCAGAAATACCGGTACTTCCCGTTGGAGCGTGCGGCTCGGAAACCGATCGCCACGGGAGCCCCGCCGTCCTCGGAAGCTGAAATGAGCACCCCGTTGGAATCCACGGTCGCACCCGTCAAGGCTGCGGCTGCTTCACCACCCAGGTCGTCGATACCCAAAGTCATGGTGCCGGATTTGAATTCTTTAACGATCTCGGATGGCCCGTCATCGGCATACAGGATCGATTCAGCAACCTCAACACTGAGTTCTGCGCTGATGGCTTTGGCGAGGGGTTTGGGTGTGGCGTAGGTTTCCTCACCCGTGTCGGGGTTTTCGGTGATGGTGGCGTAGTAGAGCTTGTCTAAACCGATTGTTGCCATGAGCAGTCCTCTCGTGGAGTGTGGATGATAGTTAAGAGAAAATCGATAGAATGGACGTGTTCCATTGACGTAACCCGTAGAGCAGTGAGTGCTATGGCTGATAACACCCCGACAATTGAACAGTTCCGTCCCGTAGTTTTAACGGTGCTTCGCGACGGGCAGTTACGCCCCTTTGGTGAAGTGTGTGAACTAGTTGCCAATCATTTGAATCTCACTGACGATGTCCGAGCTGAACGAATCGCATCGGGTCAACTGCGATATGTTAATCGCATTAATTGGGCATGCTCTGGTCTCACGCAAGCCGGATTGCTGGACCGACCCAAGCGCGGTCAATACCAGATCACAGACAATGGTCGTGCAGTCGAAACTCGTGGTTTAAGCGTGTATAGCGAAAAGGATATGCTCGAGTGGCCTGATTGGCAGGCTTATCAAGACGAGATCGCTGCGCGGAAAAACGCCGACACACCACAAGAGTCTGTCGAAGTTATCAGTGACGAAAAGCAAAGCCCCGTCGAGCTCATGGCCCACATCGAACAATCATTTAATTACAAGGTAGAAACGGACCTACGTAAACATCTCCAAAATGCCTCACCAGAGTTCTTTGAAAAGGCTGTTATTAAGCTGTTGTGTGCCATGGGTTATGGCGGGACTCAAGGCAAGAAAAAGCATGTTGGGAAATCCGGAGACGGCGGCATCGATGGAATCATTAGCCAAGACGCACTCGGGCTGACCAACGTCTACATTCAAGCCAAACGCTACAAGGACGAAAACAAGGTCGGCGATCCTGACATCCGTAACTTCATCGGTTCCCTCGATGCGCACGGAGCTAACCTTGGAGTCTTCATCACCACCTCGAGCTTCCAACCCAAAGCAGTGCAAACAGCTGACGGGTACCGTCACGGAAGGATCGTTCTTATCGACGGTAAAGACCTCACTCGCTACATGCTCAACTACGGTGTCGCCGTGCAAAAGAAGCAAGAATTCACCTTATTTGAAATCGATGAGGACTTCTTCGACGAAGAAGACGCCTAGAAACTCCCCCAACCCGCGACGTCTATCGTGTAGTGATGGAATCCGGTATCTGCCTCGAAACCAACATAAGTACGGCCAGTGATCGTCAGTCCCGCATCAAACAGGGCACGCGTGATCTGGTTGCGAAGCTCTAGATAGTTGGTCTTCGTGAATAAGGCGAGGCGGACTTCCTCAACCTCTACGCTGGGTTGGTTATCGGCGAACACGTCCAACATATCAGCCAGTGGTGTCGCTACCAGATACGTCTGCGGCGCGGGCGTAGCCGTATACAGGCCAACTTCGAACGGCAGGCCGAGCTTGTCAGCAATCTGCGTGAGTTGTTCCAATAATGTGGTCATGACCCCACCTGCTCAATCCGCGCCGCCAGCACCGTTTTCATCGCTCCGATCGCACCCCTGCGGGTTTGCGACCTGGTGGGTGCAAGGAACGGACGTGCAGGCTGATTAGACCGGCCATGTTCGAGGACGTTCGCGATCAACGCATTCGCTCGACCGTCCCAGCGGTTCTCAGCAAAACCGACCTTTACGTTGTAATCGCCTCGGCTATTCACTTTCACCGAGGTCGTACCAAGCGCGCTGAGTAGTTGCCCGGTTGACCGCGAAGGATTCTTGGTGGCCCGTCCGATCGCACCGGCGAGGTTTGCTCGCATACGCGGCTCAACCACCGCAGCCCCAGCTTGCAGAACCTCATCAGCAGATGTTTCCAGCACACGGCTGGCCGCATTGAGAGAATCAATGAACGCGTTCGGCAAGCGAATCTGCACTCTAGCCATCAGTTGCCCCCTTCGGGTGTGGTCTGGTGGGCAAGGATTTCCACGTAACGGCCGATGACCTCGACGGCGTCGATGACATACCTGCCCTCGGGTGCGCTGATCTGCATATCAGTGGTCACGGATAGTCCGGGGATGGTGCGGATGCGGAAGAGAACGTTAGTCTTTGAGTACGCTGCCCGGTTCACCCACGCAGCCGAGGCGTGCCGCACCTCGATCTGCGCCCGCACGGTTGCTCGCACTTCATCGCGTGTTGCCGTGAACCCCGCCTTATCACGCACCGTAACCGGGGTGATGAGGTCGATCGTGATGCACATGGAACCAATCGAAGCCATCAGCTGCCTCCTTCAGATCTTCCAGTCGCGGTCCAGGCGCAGCAGGTTGTTTACCGCGTTCCACACCGCCCGAGCCGCATCTGGTTTATCGGACCAGAATCCTGCCGTCGAACCATCACGAGACTCGTAGAAATGGGAGGCGAGCATGACAATGCCCTGCCTGGTTGCTCCAGACATGTCGTGGGTCTCGTAGTAGCCCTCATCAAGGTGTTGGTAGGCGTAGGCGTAGGAGGTGGCCGCATTGATCAGTACGCCGATCAGCTTGTCGTCATCGTCGAGGGTGATGAGCAGATTCGCCTTCACCTGCGCAACCAAATCAACCGTGGTCATTGCGGCCACCTCCTTCCACTGTCGCCGGGGTTATGCGGTGGTCTTTTGGGTTAGCAGCTTGACCGCTTCGGGCAGGACGAGCTTCCCGTCCAGACGCTGAGAAGCAAGGAACCCAACCTGACCGGTGGTAGCGAACAATTCGTTCAGACGCTTAAAGGAGCGGCCCTGCCGGTCGGCGATCCAGTAATACGACAAGTCACCGAACGCCACCGTCGACGCACCAGCCTTAATCTCCGGAACAAACGTCGACGTGTGGACGGGGCGGCCAAGAACCAGATCAGGCGTTCCAGCAGTCAACGCTGGCTGCCACAAGTACTGGCCGTTACCATCCTTGAGCTTGTGCACGGTCTTGACGGTCGAGTCGTTCATCAGCCACACCGCGTTCTTGCGATACGGAGCACGCAGGGAATAGTGCAAGTCGATGAGCTCATCAGCTGTAATATCCGTGGCCTTACCCGTGGTCACCGCCTTCTCGCCACCGCTAGTGGCATTGAAAATTCCGGTGGGCTTACCCTTACCGTCCCCGGTGAGGAAGGCTTCTTCTTCAGCCGCTCCGATACGGCGAGCAAACTCCACCGCCAGATACTGCTCGACATTAAACGCCGCATCATTAAGCAGCTCTTCCGAGAGTTTGAGGAAGGTGCCAAGCTTAAACGCACTCAGCGTCACCTGCGTGAAGGCTTCATCAGATTCCGTGTACGGCTTGCCCTCATCGAGCCAACCTGCGGTGCCGTGGGTGGAGACGACCGGGATCTTCCGATCCCCGCTGGTGGTTTGAATGACCTTGGCCAGGGAGCGCATGATGTTCTGATCCGCCAGTGCCGCCACGAGGGTGTGTTCGAATTCGTCCGGGACGAGGTATCCGACCTCAGTATCAACACCCTCGGATAGGGCGTTGCGTACTTCCATCGGAGAAGCGTTGAGCCGCATCGCATCCCAAAACGCTCGCTTGTACGTGGCGGTTGCGCGTGGGGTCGTGGGCTTAGCTTCATCGTCAAGGTTGATGCCTGGCATTGAGGTCAGCGGTGTGTTAGTTGCCTTAGCCAGGTCAGCATCCCGGCGCAGGGCACGTTCAGAACGGGCGATCTCGTTGCTGAGTCGATCGATTTCGGCCTCCATCTTCGCGTAAGCCTGATCATCTTCAGCAGACAGGCAGCCAGATGTAGCATCGCGGTGTTCATCGAGGAAGGCCTTCGCCTTCTTCCAAACATCTGCGCGCTTGGTGCGAAGATCAGAAACAGTCATAGGGGTTGTCATGGGTGTTGGTCCTTTCAGTGGGGTTGATTGATCAATTCGGCGTACAAATCGAGAACCCGCCGACCAACAGGCACGGCGGGAGTAACGGTTGGGCGTGGTGGACGCACCGGCTTCGACAGAGGCGGCGATGCCGTGGCGGTCAGGTGTGCGACGAGTTTTTGCTCGGCTGCTCGGCGGGAAAACACCGTGCCTTGTCCCGCGTTCTTGGGCGGGAACATCTGCCGCTTCGGATCTTCATCCTCGTCGTCTTCGTCGGGTTCATCTGGTGACTCGACCTCGTCATCATCGTCATCGTCAGACTCGTCTGGCTTGTCGTTGAAGGCGGGGTTGCGTTCGCCTGTCAGGAGTTCGTCGGCAAAACCCATTTCTATGGCGGCATGGGCGTCCATCCACGTCTCAGCATCCATGAGCTTGGACAGCTTCGCCCGGGACAGTCCAGTTTTTAGCTGATAGGCGTTGATAATCGATTCTTTGACAGATTCAAGCATGCTCATCGCACGTGCGAGTTCGTCCTTATCCCCGACCGCCATCGTCGCCGGGTTGTGAATCATCAACATCGACACAGGGCTCATGGCGACCTTCGTGGCGGCCATTGCGATCACGGACGCAGCCGATGCGGCGATGCCGTCGATATTGACGGTCACTGTGCCTGGGTAGTCGATGAGCATGTTGTAGATCTGCGCCGCAGTCACAACATCACCACCAGGCGAGTTCAGCCAGATCGTCACCGGTCCGCTACCCGCGTTGCGTTCGGCTGCGAAGATGGCGGGTGTGATGTCGTTATCGAACCAGGATTCTTCAGCGATCGTGCCGCTGATACGCAAAACCCGGACACTGTCAGCGTCCGGGTCAGTGTTGTGTGGCTCGGGTGTGAGCCAGTTCCAAAAACGTCTCATATCCTCCTCCGTACAGAAGATTCACTCATAGGTTCCTCAGCCGGTTCAGGCTCCGGTTCAGACTCGGTTGTCTGCGCGTATGCCCCTGCGAGACCGAGCGGGAGCATGTTGCCGTTGACGAGGTAGAGATCCCCGCCTGCCTCGATGCTGATGCGGTCGAGGTTTTCTAGCTCGCGGATATCGTTGGCGCTCATCCACCCGTTCTGCCGTGCCACCGCATACCCATCCATACGCGACTTGTAATCCCCACGCGGCAAGCCTCCGAGGTTGAACTTCACATAGATCTGCGGCTTCTCGTGCGGGCTAAGGAGGGTTTTGGTGATGGCTTGCTCGAAGCGGATCACCCACGGACCGAGCGTGTACTTCACAAACTCCAACGACTGCTGCTCAATATTGGAGAAGCTGGATTTTTCGAGGTCGCCGATCATGTGCGGCGGAATACGGAAGATGCGGGCGATTTCGTTGATCTGAAACTTCCTCGTTTCAAGGAATTGAGCTTGTTCTGGGCTGACGGAGATGGGTGTGTATTTCATGCTCTCCTCGAGCACAGCGATCTTGTTCCCGTTCCGTGCGCCGCCGAACGTGGACTGCCACGACTCCCTGACGCGCGCGGGGTCCTTGATCGTGCCCGGATGCTCTAACACCCCACCAGGAGCCGCGCCGTTAGCAAAAAACGATGCGCCGTAGTCTTCGGTTGCTTGGGCGAGGCCGATGGCGTTCTTTGCCATTGCAATCGGGCTATAACCGACCTGCCCGTCAAAGCCCAGCCTTGGGATATGGAGCATATCGCGCGCGGCCAACGTAACGGTCTCGAACCTTCCTGTTGGTTCGTCCCATGTCCGCTGATACTCGTAATACAGCCGCCCAGCCTCATCACGCCCAACCGTCATCCTGTTCGGCATCAACGGATACAAGCCGATGACTTCGTCGCGCCCGTTGCGGATCACCTGCGCAAACGCATTACCCCACAGGAGAAGGTGGGTCATGAGGGTTTCTCGGAACACGAAGGACGTCATCTCGGGGTTAGGCGCATCATGCAACAACCGGTAGAGCGGATGGTCGAGTGCCTTAACCTTCGCACCATCACTGGATTGTTGGTAGACGTGCAACGGCAGTCCCGCGATTGCTTCGGCCAGAATACGCACGCACGAGTAGACTGCCGTCATCTGCATAGCGGATCGTTCCGTCACCGGACGCCCCGATGAGGTCGCTCCGAAGAAGAACGAGTACCCACCACCCGTCAGGGCATGGTCGTCAGCCTTACGAGCGGAATCGCCACGCAGCCAGGAAAGAAACCCCATTGAAATCCCCCTCAAGAATCAGGAAAATGAATCCATGACGCGAAATAGTTGGAAAACCACACTCAAAGAAGCTCTAGAAAAGGAAGACCCCGTTAGCTTCTCGCTGATTGACTCTGATCAGAAGCTCATAGGCCACTCGATTTTTGCGCGCGTTAACAACGAGTCCAGCCCGAGTCTTGAGATCGTTCCAGCATCATCTGAACCCGCGAAGCCAAATGAACTTCGGTTGCTATTAACGCACTATCTCCCAGAAATACCTAAGGGCGATCATGTTGTCGTAATCGGGATGAATCCCTCGAACGCACGTGCTTTTTCAGGACGGGTCCAAACCGAGAAAGCCAAAGCTCGTGGGTGGGTGCCGGAAACGGACCAGACGGCACGTATAGTGCGAGGGTGGCTCCGCAGCGCCAAGCTGAAAAACACGCAGCGTCTTACGATGATGAACCTTGTACCCATTATCAACAAGGATAGCGATGCAGTTCAGCAACGCATCAATGACTGGACAGGACCAAATCTCGAACAGATTTTCAAAGAAACCCTTGAAACAATCCTAGAGTCCTCAAGAACCTCATCACAGAATGTCCGAATCATTCGCGCCTGGGGAGATCCAGCCAAACACGCATGGGTAGAACAAGGCCAGAAATGGTTCACGGATTTTATTAATTGTCCGCGCAATCACCACGTTACTGATGGCATCCTCGACTGTCGTCTCAAGTTCAAGAAAAGGACTGACACTGAACCTGCGCCGTATCCTCCGCATCCCATAGGCAGCTGGGGACTGAAGAAGGGCAACGATCTCATGTGCGTACCGACCCGGCAGGCAACATCAAACCCGACAAACAAAAGAGCACCGAGAAGATCGACGGCGTGGTCGCAACCA